ACCGCGAGCCTACGGACATCGTCTTCTTGACACCCCACAACAGGGCGCGCGCCTGCGGAAAGGATCGGTACACGCTGAACGAGGCCATGCAGGCTTTCGAGGAGCACAACGCGGCCAACCACCCAGGGGCAACCCTCGAATTCACAGCCAGCTCCCCAGGGCGGACGGTTGTACGGCGTAGGGAGAATGCCCAGGCCTGGTGGGTGGTATGCGGCGTGATTCTGGACGAGGCCTTGGTTCAGGGTCTGAAGATCACTAAACACCCCCAACGCGCCGACGACGAGAAGGCCTTTGGGATCGACATCATAGGGTGAAACCATGGAAGCGATTAAGCGGGCGCTGAAGCGATTGAAGCTGTTCCTGCGGCCGGTCAAGAAGGCCGACAAGGTGGGCAAGCTGGGGCTCTGGGAGGCAGGGCTGGTTATGGACTATGGGGATTGCTACGTGGCGCAAATCACCGTCAACGGCATCCCAGGGGCGGTCATGGTGCGAACCACCACCAAGGAGTCCGCCATTGTCCGTCGTGAGCTGATTATTCAAACGATGATGCAGCATTCACGCCAGGAAGCATCGGTGCAATTGATTGCACGAACGTCGAACGGGGAGACAGTAAACCTGGCGAAGTCAAGTCAGTGAACATGGGCGGCCGGGGCTCTCTTAGGTAAACTTCTCGGTATGCTCACCACAATAATTTCGAGGAAACCCCATGGACCCCAAGGCCCGTCTTGAGAAGAACTTCGCGGCAGCCATCGTGCAGATGATGGACCGCAGCTACTTTCCGTCCACGCTGCTCTGGGTGGAAACTGAAAACCCCCGCGTGCGCGGCATAGACCGGGACTGGCAAGTCTTCCTGCATGGCGTGGAGAACGGAGCCAAGGCGTCCCTCGGGCGGATCCAGCCCACGGTAGAGCGCGCCGAGGACACATTCGTACGCTGCTTCAAGCACCTGGAAACCGCCCTGGCCAAGAGTGACGACCTGAGCGTAGAGGCCTTGGAAGACTTGTTGGCCGCCCGCAACGTGATCACCGAGTACACCCAGTACGCCTGGAAGAACTTCTACAACGCACTCAAGGACTGGGCGTCCGGCGTCCTGGGTCTGCACGTTGATCGCCTGGGAGCTGGTACGGCCGTCGAGACGGCGAGCCTGGCAGCCGTGCTCCTGGGGATCCTTCACCAAGGCGCCTACCACCCGTTCTTCGGATGGGCGCTCGCCACGTACAAGGACAATCAGGACATCCACATCTCGGATCTGCGGGAGGTGACCGTCAAGTACCTGCGCACCCCTCCGACCGACAGAGAGATGCTGGACCTGCTCGAAGCCATGAACGTGCAAACGGCGGTGGGCCAGTACCTGAAATGGGCTCGCCTGGAATACAAGGAGGTGAAGGATAAGGTTGTACAAAAGAGCCAAGGCATGACTCTGCCAAACGCGGAGCTGTCCGAGTGGATCGCGGCAGAGCTGTTCAACGAGGGCGAGGACGATGACGACGAGTAGACGCGACAACCCTTGCAAGGATCTGGAGGACACCGTGAAGGAGATCCCGGAGTTCGTAGACCTGGCGCGGGAGGTGATAAAGGGGTGGGAGGCAGGCAAGACGTTCTTGCTGCCCACCGTTGCCAAAGGCTTGCGTGACGCCTACGAGATGGGCCGCAAAGGCAGAAAGCCAAAAGCCAAAGTTTGGGCGGAGGAGCCCGAGGAAGAGGAAGAAGAACAGCAGGCCCCGGCAGTGCGTCGAGTGCGACGGACGCGGTAACCCACAAGCAGGAGACACCCATGAGCAATGAGCAAGAGTATTCCCAGGTCCTGGCCGCGTTCGCGAGCCCTGACCGACATGTACACGGATCGGGCGCCCTCCTGGATGCAGTATGCCGTTACATGGATACCGGCCTCCCCGACGTAGCCTATGCCCTGGCCAAGTCCGGTTCGTCGATCATGCAGCACAACGACCCCTTCGACTTCGAGAACAAGGACTGGACGGACATCTACCTGGAAGCGTTCCGCCGTGCCTTCTTCGACAAGGCCACCGCCCCGGACTTCGGGTGCGAGCACATCGCCAATAATCCTTCGATGCTCAAGATGGTCTCGGTCGAGCTGATCACCGAAGCGCTGTCGATCAAGGCTGTCGACGTGATGGACCCGAACGATTTACCGGCGAACGTAACCATGTTCCCGGCCGTCCGCACCAGACAGTGAGGTCACCATGGGCGTCCTGAATCCAACACGCACGAGACTTTCGCCGCACTTCCTCCTGTCGGACATGATGGGCTGCAACTCGGTTTATTCCGAGGGATACCCCAACGTGTTCAACAAACAGGCGGGGTTCGACGAACGCCTGGCCAACGGCAAAGCGCTGTGCGAGAACGCCCTGGAGCCTATCCTGGCCCTGATCGGACCCATCTCAATTTCCTACGGGTTCATCTCACCAGCGTTGTCCGACAAGATCGTCAAGTACCAGGACCCGCGCAAGCCGAGCCACCATCGTTGGGACCTCGGGGCGGCGGTAGACATCTGCCCGCACGACTGGGTAGAGGGCCGCGCCTGCAACATCCTGGGCGACGGATCGCCGGTCGAGTTCGCGCTGGAACACCTCCAGGACTTGCCACTCAGCCGACTGATCACCTACAGCGAATCGCCCTACATCTGCATCGCCGTGAGCGACGAGGAAGTGCGTACCGGCAAGCCGCGCATGGCCTGGTACGAGAACCGGTACACCGGCGAGTCCGGGGTGAAGCCTGACTACCGCAAGTACCCCAGCCAGGCCTCACGCGACCGCGCACTGGCCCGGCTCCGGGAAGACGGGATGGACATCGGCTGGATGGGCAAAGGGTTCCCCACCTACCACGGCGGCGGGCGGAAGCAGATGCACCATATTCGCACCTCGAAGTACACCATGATGACCGACTGGCTGTACGACGAAGAGTGGGTCACCGAAGGGGTGAAGAACGTCCCCAGCGTGCGCGACCCAGCGGTATTGGAGGCCTTCAGCCTGGCGGGCGAGGTGTATGACAAGCTGATCGAGATCACAGGTCTACCGCGCTTCAGTATTGTTTCCGGGTATACTTCACCGCGCAGCGCCGGGTGGATCCCTAACCACGATTGGCGCGGCGACACCATTGAATTCGAGCTGGTCCCACCCGAGTACAAGAAGCCTCAGGACATTATCCTGTCGACGCTTTTCGGGGGCTGGCCAAAAGACACTTACATCAAGGCAGTAGACGACCGCCTACTAATCACCATCGAGCGATAGCCATGATCAACTTACGTGAAGCACGCAGGCTCCTGGCAGGCACCAAGAAGCCAGCTAAGGCCGAGCCGCCAGAGGAGAAAGAGAAGGAACCGGCCATGCTCAATACGGCCATAGGCTCCGCGCTGAACTCCATGGTGCAAGCGCAGATGTCTGAGCGACTCATGCAAAACCTGGAAGAATGGATGCTCAACGGCGGAGCAGGCATGGACGTGTCGCCCCTGGAGGGTGGGCTCTTTAGCGGGATAGTCACCGGGCGGAGGAGTGCAGCCGACCCAGCTACTGCGACCATACCGCGCACGAGCTTCGCTAGCCTGCGAGACTGGAACCAGCTCTTGGACGAGTCCTCGCTGATGGAGCAGATGCAGCAGATGGAGATCGCATCCCTCGCCCGCTCACCGATCATCCAGCAGATAGCGGATCGCGCAATAGCGATGGATCCTGCGGAGCCGGGCAGTGAGCGGACGGTCGTACGGTTCCAGACCACCAACACGCTGACCCGAGCGATGGAGTCGGTAAATCCTTCGATCACGGATAACTTGCCAGCCACGTTCGACCCTGAAGGGGCAAATGTCCATATCCGCCAACTGGCTATGAACAGTTTGGTCCAGCGCCAGGCAGCAGGCATGCTCAACGCCGAACAGACTGCGGAGATGGAACGCATCTCGCGGATGAATAGCTTGATTGAGTCTTTCGAGGGGCTAGCGCAGAGCACTTTGCGTAGGGAAGGGTGGGACCGGGCAACTTCCGACAACGGGGTAGAGGTACGCCACAGGGAAGGCTGGCTCACCCCTGACAGACGCAACCTGGAGCACCTGTTCAACACGCTGAATGAGACAGCACCTGGCACTCTGCGCAATGTGCGCTTCCACGGCATCGGAGATCGGCGGATAGCTATGCTGATCTACCTGGGAGCCCGGCAGACCTTCGAGGGCGGCAGCACAGACACCTACGTTGTAGGGTTCCCTATCCGCCAAGGCCGTAGTTGCGTGATCCGCCCGGTGCATAGCGAGCAGAGCTTGCACGAGAACCTGGGATACTTCATCGAGCGGGCGGACAGGGGCTGGAGATGATCAACAAGGAGCGCAAGAAGTTTGCACTTGCCCAGGCCAGGAAGCCCAGCAATACCGGTGCTCCACGGACTTTGGCCAGGACGGTCCTGGTTCATGCACCAAACGAGACCGGGTACTGCTACATTAGCTTTAGCGAGGAGTTCCTCGCGTTCGTAGCGAAGGAGCTACCTCGGGGCCTTGCCCCCTTTGACCCGGCGTTTATCCGGGTAACCCACCTCGGCAGTTTTTGGCAAGTCGAGGCAGTGTATGTAGAAGATGGCACCAGCGAGGTCCTTTGGCGCACGCCGGAGATCCCTCAGTGGGTGGGCAAACTGAGAAAGGAGAAGGTCGATGGCAGTGATACGACGGCAACGAACGACTGACTGGGACAAGACTATAGAACCGGTCAAGATCGTGGAGCCCGAGCGCCGGGCGGAGGTAGTCGAGGAGAGTGAGGAAGACGATGAAGGGGGTGACAGAAGCTCCCGAGCAGCGTCAGGGCGAGTCGACTACCAGGCAGTATGCGAACGCTTCACGTCCGGGGTGACTAACCGGAAGACCGCCATCCGTGCAATGTGCGTCACCTGCATGGGCGGTATGGTCTACGAGGTGGCCAAGTGCACCTCAACTAAATGCCCTTTGTTCGAGTACCGGATGGGTGAGAACCCGAACGACGCTCGCACCATTGCGGCGAAACAAAAACGCGAGGCCCAGGCAGCAGCCAAAGCCACACCAAAAGCCGCGTCGAAGCCTCCCGCAGCAAGCCGGGCTGTACGACGCACAAGAGGGTAAGGAAATGGGACATATTGTGGCACTCCACTCACTGCCGAGGGCGGGAAAGGACACCCTGGCGGGGTTGTTGGCTGAGGCCTATGGCTATACCCGCGTGGCGTTCGCGACCGCCCTCTACAAGGAGGTAAGCGAGGCCTTTGACGCGAGTGTGGAGCTGCTTCAGTCGCACGATTGGAAGACCCGCCCCCAGAAGTCGCTCGCGTTGCTGAACTGCTCAGACCGCGACTTCGTCCGGGTGGCCCTGGGTCAAGGCATTGCCGTAGGGGAGCCTCTCACTTCCCGTCAGGTACTCCAGCTCTGGGGCACGGAGTACCGCCGCCGCCAGAACAAGGAATACTGGATCGACCAACTCGACGAGGAGCTGTCCCGGCTGTACTGGGACGAAGGCAAGCGACTCTTCGCTATCTCGGACACCCGCGTTTACTACGACGAGAAGGGCTTGCCGCAGTACAACGAAGCCGAGTTCATTATCCAGCGCTGCGCGGAGCTGGGTGTCGGCTATGCCATGGTCGAGGTCGTCCGGGAGGGCGTGATACACACCGGCCACGGGAGCGACGACCGTTTCCCTGATTGCTTCATCACCAACACCGTACACAACAACGGCGAACCTGCGGACATGCTGCCGCAAATCGCTCCCTTTATCGCTGGCACACCTGAATACAACCCGGAGTAAGAGCACATGATTCAGCAGAAAACGTACTTCACAGGCACCACCCTGGAGAACCTTGCGACGGTGTCGCAGATGATGGTGGATTTGCAGAACAAGCAGAACGTGATCGTGAACCCTTTGTGGCACATGGCAGATTACCCGTTCATGCGGGCGGCGTGGACGGAAGCCAGCGAAGCCATGAATCACACCACCTGGGAATGGTGGAAGAACCTGGACAACAACTACTACGACGCCTTCCGCGAGGAGAAGGACATTGCCGAGTTCCACATGGAGCTGGTCGACTGTTTGCACTTCCTGATCAGCGCCCATATGCAAGGCTACATGCGTGAAGAGAGGGTAGGGGTCTTCGCCATGAGCAACGCCGCGCAAGGCCTGCTGGGCATGCTGGATAAGGGGTATGAGCAGCACGTTGACGATTCCTGGGTTGAGTATTTTGCTCCGATTCCGGCCGCAGATGTGCAGGGCCGGGTGGATCTGCTGAGCAGCCCGGAGATGACACTGCGCCGGGTAGAGTCGCTCGTCGCGGCTTGCCTCAACAACGACCTGCGCCTGGCGTTCGGTCTGTTGGTAGAAGTGGCCGAACACACCGAGCTGGGCCTGGTAGGCTTGATCGGGCGGTACTTTGCCAAGGCCACGCTGAACCAGCACCGCTGGGCTAACGGCTACAAGGAAAAGACCTACATCAAGAGCTGGGGCGGCGGTAAAGAAGACAACACCTACCTGAACGAAATCGTGATCGGCCAACTGGAAGGCATGCCGTTGGACACGCTGTTGGAGACCCTCGCGGACGGCACCTGGCAAGCGGAGTTGGCGGAGGACTTGAACGACCTGTATGACAACGTGAAACAGACAGGGCACGCCCACCACCGGGCCGCCCAGGCAGTTTCTCCATCCTGACGTGCAATTGATTGCACGAGACCCGGCCTAATCAGCCGGGTTTTTCTTTGCCTGAAGATAAGTTTGTGTTGTAAGCTCGCGCCAGTTCGGTATGGGAGATGCAAGATGAACGAGAACGAAGAAAGGACGCTCCTCGCGGAGGTAGTCCAGGTGTTCTCGGCAGATGATTTGATCGTTTTGGTGGACCTCGGCGTAGAGAACCTTTTCAAGAAACAGCGGGTTCGTTTGCACGGAGTAGATGCCCCAAACGCGGTCAGGTCTGGACCCGAGACCACCGCAGGAAAATTACGCTCGTACGTCAAGTCGCTGTGCAAGGGCAAGACGTTGAGACTGGAGATCAAAAGTCGAGGGGTCAGTAGCTGGGTAGTTGTAGCCTGGGTGGTCGACGACGCTGGTCTTGAAAAGAATCTGAACGAGGACCTGAAGGCTCAGGGCTTCGCCTACAAACGGGAGAACAGCGCATGAGCAGCATAGGTTCCACTCGACGCATCACCCGGTCCCGACTACGCGGCGCCCCGGCGGTGGAGGCACGGTCTACCATCATCCAGGTCCAGCGGGCGGAGTCCGATACCTCCCAACAACTTGAATACATCGACGAGTTCGCCCTGGCCTACGGCACGGGTGACATGATCCTCCCACCACCCTATGCCATCCACCGCCTGTTCGAGGTTATCGAAAACTCGAACGCACTGCGGCCGTGCATTGACGCCTACGTGACCAACGTGGTCCGTCCAGGCTGGGAGATCGCGCCGATCCGCCGTGATGCAAAGATCAAAGAAAGCGAGAAGGCCGAGACCCAGTCCTTTCTGGAGAACGCCAACGCTGACGAAGACCTGCCGACCGTCATGGCCAAAGTGATCCGTGACCGCGAGTCCGTAGGCTTCGGCTTCCTGGAAGTGATCCGCGACGTGTCCAAGGAGTTGTCCCTCCTGCGCCACGCCCCGGCGATCATCACCCGGCTGTGCCCGAAGCATAAGACCGAGGTCCTCGTGGAGTACGACATTCAGCGGGGCCGCCGCGTCAGCACCGTGAAAGAGTTCCGCAAGTTCCGCCGCTACCAGCAGCGCGTCCAGGGCACCACCGTGTACTTCAAGGAGTTCGGTGACCCTCGCGACATGAACCGCAGCACCGGTCTGTTCCCGGAAGATCCTGGCTACGTGCCGGGCAACAGCGCTACCGAGATCATCCACTTCAAGCTGCCATCGAACGAGCCCTACGGCGTACCTCGGTGGATCAACCAGTTGCCTTCGATCATCGGCAGCCGGGAAGCGGAAGAAGTGAACATGCGCTACTTCCAGGACAACACCGTGCCACCGATGATGCTGACGGTCGCGGGCGGCAAGCTTACGAACCAGTCCTACCGGGAGCTGACCAACATGCTCCAGAAGGGTGACGTGGGTAAGAACCGCCAGAACCGCATCATGTTGGTGGAAGCGGTAGGCGTCAGCGACAGCATGGACGGCGGAGGCACCCCGGTGCAGCTCAAGGTCGAAAAGCTGACCGACGCCCGCCAGAGCGATGCCCTGTTCAAAGAGTACGACAGCGCCAACATGGCCAAAGTACGGTCGGCCTGGCGTCTGGGCTCCGTCCTGGTCGGCATGGGTGCCGATGCCAACTATGCGAACTCCCAAGTGGCTGTAGCACTCGCGGAGTCCCAAGTGTTTGGCCCTGACCGGTCGGAGCTGGACGAGATCCTGAACAAGCGGATCTTCCTCGGGGACAACGGCATGCGGATGAAGTCTGTCCGTATCGTCAGCCGCGTACCTGCGATCACCTCGCCAGAAACCACCATCAAGGCGCTGACCGCGCTGAACGTGATGGGTGCGGTGACCCCGCGTACCGCAGTCGAGTCGGCCAACACCTTCCTGCAAGCCGAGCTGCCTGAGTATCCTCAGAAGGGCGAAGCGGGCTACGAAGAGTGGATGGACCAACCCATCGTGCTCACTACCGGGGCGGCCAAGACTCACGACGAACAAGCCGCGAAGGACCAGGAAGCGAAGGACCTCGAAGCCAATGGCGACGTTAGCCAGAAGCAGCCTGAACACGGTAAGGAAGGGGAGGTTCTCAAATGACCTCTCAAGTCCGCATCGTCCAGCGGGAGGATCGGCAGTTCGAGCAAGTAGTCCTGGCCGAACTCCTGGTCCCTCACGTACCGAACTCCTGGGGTGACATCTACACCCCGGAAGCCATCAAAGAGTTCTGCTATACCTTCAGTCAGAAGGGCTTCGGTCTGGATGTGGACCACGACGGTGTGGATGTGACCGGCAAGGAGTACATCCTGGTCGAGAGCTTCATCGCCCGCGCCGGGGACCCCGACTTCATCGAAGGGTCCTGGGTGGTAGGCGCGAAGATCCTGGACGCAGACCTGTGGCAACGCATCCTGGACGGAGAGATCAACGGGTTCTCCTTCGAGGCCAGCGTGTTTATGATCCCCGTCAACCTGGAGTACGACATCGACTCCTGGATCGTCTCCGGGGTGACAGAACCTGATCCTTTTGATGGACATACACACACATATACGGTAGTTCTAGGACCCTTGAACGGAGTAATCTCTGGCGGTACAGGGGTAACGGACGGACACTCGCACTCGATCACGGGAGCCACGGTGACCGGATTAGCTGCCGGGCACACTCACCGCTACCAAGTTATCGAGGACGACGACGATGAAATCTAAACGAATCAAGCGCGGCGCAACGGTGGAAGGAAATCTTGTCACCGTCGATGACCCAGCGTTCATTACCCTGGTAAAGAAACCAGCCAACCAAAGAGCTTTCGGGATTCTCCGATCCGCAGAAGAGGACGACCAAGTGAGCAAACCAGCATCCAAGCGCGTACCGCGCACCCGGCGTAGCGAAGGCGCCGACAACCTCGTCCGCATCAGCCTCCCCGGTTCTCTGGATGAAGCTGGCGTGGCCGATACTCTGGCCTCTTACGGCTTGGCCAACTTCACCGTTACCCGCAGCGAGGATGACACCTCCTGGGTAGCGCAGAACCCAGGTGCAATCAATTGCACCGACGTGACAATGGTCAACCTGGCGGATGGCATCGTGGCGCAGATCAAGCGCACCGAAGAGACCGAACCTACCGAAGGCAAGACCAAGCTGACCGTCGTTACCCTGGAATTCAACGCCGACGCCTTCCCCGATGCAGCCGCCTGTTCGGAATGGTGCCAGCGGAATTCTGTTGACTTCGACGAAAAAGCTCTGAACAATCCCGATGGCAATCTTGTGTTGCAGCGGGCGGAGGTCCCCGAAGGCGAAGAAGTTCGCTTGATGGAACTGGAAAAGGGTGTCACGGCGACGATCATTCGTTCGCAGGTTGGCGACATCCCGGACGGCTTCATCGCGGTGATCAACGAGTATGCGTACGGTGGTTGGGGCTGGGGCCAGTTGGACTTCGGCGCGGCGATGGCAGACAGCGCAGTATCAGACGCACTGAATACGGGGATGTACACACTCACCGATTTGTTCCGTCAGATCCTGTGGTACAGCGAATTGCCTGTCGACGTGAAGAAAGACTTGGTAACCCGCGCTTGCAGTCAGTTCGCGGAGTATGCGAACAGCCTGCTTGATTCCCTTCCACGCCAGCTACTGGTATCTGTTGCATCAATCCAGCGAAAAGAGAAGGAGCACGAAATGACTACCGCAGCGAAGAAAGACGAAAAGCCGCTGGATGTGCAGCGTAGCGAACCAGTCGCTACCCCTGCCCCTGGCTCTCCTGAGTTCATTACCGCAGTCGCTGAAACTGTGGCCAGCGTTCTCGCCCAGCGTGACGAGAAGGCCAAGCAGGACGAAGCTGACCGCATCAAGCGCGAAGAAGACGAGAAAGCCGACAAGCTGAAAGGCGAAGAAGCTGCCAACGTCCGTCGCGCCGAAATCACTGAAGCGGTGACTGCGGCTACCGCTCCACTGGTGGAAAAGATCACTAAGCTGGAAGGCACCACCATCCTGCGCGGTGACGGTGGCGAGCAGCTTCCTGTCAAAAAGGAAGTGAAGCGCGGCACTGGCGACTTGTTCAAAGGTGTGTTCGGTATCCAGCGCGCTGCCGACCGTGCCCCTGACCCTGAAGATGGTGCCGAGACTGGCGCTGAACAATAACCCCGGCGCGAGCCACGTAACCAAATCCATGGATTCTAGGAGTCGAAAATGACCACCTCCGCAAGCAAGATCATTACTCGCGCCGACATCGCCCTGGCTGACTTTGCAGCCAACGGCGGCCTGCTTCTGCCCGAGCAAGCAAACCAGTTCATCGATTTCATCTACGATGAACCGACCATCCTGCGTCAGTCGCGCTTCATCCGCATGACCGGCCCGCAGAAGAAGATCAACCGCATGGGCTTCGGCTCTCGCATCCTGCGTGCCGCTCGCCAAACTGGCGGCGACCTGGACGCGGGTGGTAACGACCGCTACGTTCGCGCTGCGGATCGTGCCAAGCCTTCCACCAGCCAGATCGAGCTGAACACCTCGGAAGTGATCGCGGAAGTTCGCATCCCTTACGAAGTGCTGGAAGACAACATCGAAGGTGAATCCTTCGAAGCGCACGTTCTCCGCGCCATCGCCACTCGCGTGGCAATCGACCTGGAAGAACTGGCTCTGTGGGGCGACACCACTTCGGGTGATGCGTACCTGGCGCTGCAAAACGGCTGGATGAAGCGTGCTTCGGTTCACGTCCTGGACAACCTGGACGCGGGCTTCACCCACGACACCGCCGCTGCTGCGCTGTTGCTGATGCCTCCGAAGTACCTGCGTAACCTGCCGCAGATGAAGGGCTTCATCTCGCTGGCTAACCGCATCCGCTACGCCCAGTACCTGTCGGCTCGTGGCACCGCCTTGGGCGATGCTGCACTGCAAGGTAACACCCCGCTGCACGCGGCCGGTTTGGCCATCGAAGGCGCGGGTATGCTGGACGTGCACGGTGACGGCGACCAGGGTCTGGTTACCATCCCTCAGAACCTGCTGTTCGGCATCCAGCGCGAAATCAGCATCGAGACCGACAAAGACATCCGCAGCCGCGAATACGTCATCGTCGTGACCGCTCGTGTTGCGCTGCAAGTCGATGACACCGACGCGTTGGTCCGCCTGGACAACCTGGGTGACGCTGCTGATCGTTCGCTGCCAGTTCGTATCACCAACAGCATCACTGATCCGGTCAACACCAACGAAGTGGCCTAACTCGCCGCTTGATCCAAAAGAAGGGGCCTCGCGGCCCCTTTTTCACTAGGAATGGAATAACCCCGAGGTAACTACTCATGAGCACTTTCCTCAAGTCGATTTTGATCGAGAACATCTCCCTCCCTTCAATCGTCGCGAAGCCGATTCACAAAGGCGACATCATCGAGGTCAAGGACGATGCAGTAGCTGCAAAGCTCCTGACGCGCAGCCAGTTCCACGCCGCGTCCCCCGAAGACACCCCGGAAGAGAAGTTCTACTGGGAAAAGTCGACCGCCAAAGAATTCAAAGCTCAGGAAGACGCCAAGGCCGAAGCCAAGGCAGCCCTGGCACCGAACGTCCGCACGGAGCCGGTGAAAGCCGACACCAAAGAACACCTGAACGAACCTGAAGGCACCCACCCTCCGAAGGCTGCGGCCGTCGAAGAGCCGAAGGGCGACGAGTCCGGTGACATCCGCATGACCGACCTGTCCAAGGACGGCGCGGGCAAGCCTGAAGAAACTGCGACGGAAGCCCCTGCCGAAGCCAAGGCACCGGTCAAGGCACCAGCCAAAGCTAAAGCTCCAGCGGCCAAGCCTGCTGAGGCCAAGCCAGCGGCTAAGGCCCCGGTACGTCGCGCAGCACCTGTACAGCGCAAGTCGAAGTGATCTAACCGCCTGGAGGCTCTATGTACATCCTCACTAATGCCGAACTTACAAAGGGCACCTCGGGTGGTTCTAGCAGCTCCTGCGGAGCGGGAACGCCAGACCAGTACGAGGACCTCCAGCGCACCATTCGTACCCGCGTAGAAGAAGCTCTTGGCGTCGAGACCCTTAACCGGGTGGAGTGTCGGGACACCTTCCAAATAACGGGTAGCGACACACGGGAATGCCTACTGCGTACTGCAAATGCATTCCTCACCCTCGATACACCTGTGTTTCTCGACAGCGAGGGGGAAGTCCTGGAAATCACCCCTTCGCTGGTAGATCGGAAGTACGGCGTGATCACCGTGACACTTGACCCTGGCACCTACACGGTTGAGTACACCAGCGGGTTCGAAGCGGAGCCTGGATCGAACGTCTACAAGTTTCTGCCGGACTGGATGAAATCAATTGCACTGACCATCGCGTTTCTGTGGCGTAGGTCGATGAACGTGGCTGCGGCGGACAAGACTTCCTCGCACTACGACCTGAACACCTCGATTGTCCGGGAGCTGAATGCCCGGATCTTCAACCGCTACGACCGGCCACGCGCAATGCATGAATTCCACATGACGCACCAAAGACGCGTCATCACCGAAGACGACAGCGGGGAGTGGAACGAATGGTAGATGACACGAGGTTCGTAAAGGGCGCGGCAAAACTGGGGCGAAGGATCGCCTCCATCCGGGCAGCCCTGAACCTCCCCCTACTCACTGAAGAGATCGGGAGCCTGCTGTTAAACCGGGTGCGGTCACGCTTCAAATCCATGGTCGACCCAGACGGTAACCCTTGGAAGGAACTGGCCCCGGCAACTCTCCGCCGCAAAGCCCAACTGGGCTACGGCAACGAGCAGAAGCTGGTACGCAAGGGCTCCATGCGGGACGCGATTCAAATCATCAGGGGTGGGCTTGGGTCTACCTTCTTCAACACCGGGGCGGGGCTGCGGATCGGTATTCAAGATCCAGAGATAGCCGAGTACGCCAGGGTACAAAACAAGGGGCAACCCGGCCGGATTCCGGCGCGGCGGTTCTTGGGCATAGGCAGGCTGGATGTGAAGGCCGTCGACTCCCTGCTGCGAAGGAAGGCACAGCAACTGGAGAACGTGTAAATGGCTACCCAACTGCAAGACCGGCAAGACCTGCTGACCGTCCTGGAGAATGACCTGATCAACAAGGTCAAAGAGGCGGTGTGCAACGTACAGATCGAAGGGACCGTGCATGGCGTGTTCAGCCTGGACGACCTGGAGGCGAAGACAGCGGACTCCCTTTGCGGCGGCATAGCGTTCGGGATCGGCTACCAGGGTTGCTCGCCAATCACCCCGGACAAGCCGCAGTTGAACCCGCCGCAAGGCAATGCCGTGCAGATGGGTAACTTCATGTTCATGGTTTTGGTGGCGGCCCCGGTGGATGCTTTTTGTTCACAAAGGCTGACAGCGACAACTCTTTTGACTATTCTGCGCCAAGGCATTCTCGGTAAACCGGTGGTAGCCGACAAGGTTTTGGGGCGGAACGAGCCTCAGCGGACCTGGACCTTCGTGCAGGAGAAGCCCGAACTGAGTGAATCGACAGAAACAATGCTGTACTATACGCAGGTCTGGAGACTTGTGTTACCAATGAAAGGCAACTGAAAATTCTAGGAGAGCAGGAAAATGGCTACTAACCGCGTCATCCCGCAGTCGCATTACTACTCGGGTCAAGGTCGCCTGATCATTGGTGAACGCGATCCACTCACCGGCAAGGCAACTACCTTGCGCCAAATCGGTAACTGTACGGCGCTTGAAGTGACCGTGCAGACCACGAAGACCGACCACAAAGAGTCGCAGTCCGGCGAACGCGCCATCGACTTGACTCTGGTTACCGAGAAATCGGCAACCTTCAACGTGACCTGTGAATCCATCAGCCTGGAAAACTTGGTGATGGGTCTCTGGGGCTCGATCACCACCGGCCTCGCGGCCACCGTGGTTGACGAGTCCCACGAAATCGTTGAAGGCGGCTTCATCGCCCTGGACCACCAGAACGTGTCTGCCGTTGTTGTTGAAACCGACGAAGCTACTCCGGTCGTGCTGGTACTCAACACCGACTACACCCTGGACCCAGACTTCGGCACCATCCAGTTCCTGACCGGCGTTACGGTTCCTACCAGCGGCCTGGTCAACGTGAGCTACACCGGTGCTGCGGGCAACAAGACCCTGCAAGGCCTCACCGAGGTTATGCCTCCTGAGCGCTTCGTTCGTTTCGAGGGTATCAACACCGTCGACGGCGACTTGGTTCTGGTTGAGATCCCTCGTGCTTCGTTCGAGCCGCTGCAAAACCTGCCGTTGATCAACGAGGAGCTGGCCAGTTTCCAAATGACCGGCACCATCCTCCGCGACAACACCATCACCGACGCGGCTCTGTCGAAGTATTTCCGTCAGACCTACCTCACCCCTGCCGCGTAACACAGGCCTGGGATGAATTAAAAAGGGGCCACTTCGGTCCCTTTTTCTTTGGAGGAAAAGAAAATGCAATCAATTGCACCGACGATCAAACTCAAACTCCTGGCCGATGACATCAAGCTGAAAGGCGTCAGGAAGAACCCAGGCGACGTGGTAGAGGTCTCACGCAATGCAGCCAAGATACTGTTGGCCGAGAAGAAGGCGGTCATCTGGACTGCCGAGCGGGCGGCCAAAAGCACGGTAGTCGAGCAGGCTCCGGCCCAAGAACCTCTGGACGAGGCGGGCGGTGCCGATTACAGTGCCGAAGTACCAGCAGTTCAAGAACCTGTCGAGGTGGAGAGTGAGACCCCGACCGGAAGAGCAGCCAAACGTATCCAACGGACCAAATAGTAGGGGTGGATCATGACCGACGTACAAGCAGAGATGACTCCAGAGATGGCCCAGGAGCTGTCCGTAACCGCAACGCTGATCAACGCGGTTCACGAACTCTTCGGGGACACCAACGCAGACTGTCCGCTACCCTCTTTGGGTAACCGGGTGGTCAAGTTCACTCCGGCGAAGTTCAAGCACCTGGAAGAGATCAGCGAACTGATCTTCACCATGATCGCGGGGTTCTCCGAAAGCGAGCTGCACAAGATCGTCTCTACTGTATCGGCTGAGCAGGAGGCCAAGATCAAGGCGGGGACTAGCCCGTACTCCTTGGACACGACGCGAATGGTCCAGGAAGCAGCAGGCCCGGACGGGGCGGTCTACATGAAGCTCCTGTCAGGCACCCTGCGGACGCTGCCGAAGCTGGCGCCGATGTTCACGGACCTGACCCCTGAAGAGTTCAAGGAGCTGGACGCAGACGAAGCAATGATCGTGGCGTTCGGCATCTTCCAGCGGAACTACGCTTTTTTTACCCAACGCTTGCTCCCCGTAATAGCCGCCTTTATCGCCCAGCAAAGACGCCGGACGAAATAAAAGACGACAAGCGCAAGCAGGCCAAAGCTGACTCCGAAAGGCGCAAGAAGAAAGGGAGAGGGAAGCCCGAGCGCTACCGGGGGATAGGGCCACGATGGGCAGAGTACGCGGTGACCAAGCTTGTAAAGTTCGGTCACCTGTTCCGTGAGATACCAGACTACAGCCTCCAGCAGGTGACGATGCTCCTGGATGGGATTGAGAAGGACGAGGCTGCAACGCGGGCGGACACCCTCACGGACCTGGGTACATCTATCTCAGGAGTCCTTGGTGGATCCCAAGCCTTCGCTGAGCACCTCGAAGAAATTGACGACAGCCGATTCGAGGTGATTGATCATGGCGAACGAAAGCAACATTGACGTAAATGTCCGGGCCACGGACGGGCTGTCGCCCCAACTGGCCCAGATGGAATCCAAGCTGATTCGCTTTGTGGGTGCCGTGTCCTCGGCGTTTACTGCCCTCAAGGTGGTCGGCTTCCCCGTTACAGCCGTTCGCAATTTCGAAGCGCAGATGGCTAACGTCCAGAAGACCACCAACTTCACCGACACCCAGGTTAAAAACTTGGGTGACTCGCTCGTCGACCTTTCCCGCAAGATCAACGTCTCCGCCGTAGACCTGGCCAAGATCGCTTCGGCGGCGGGGCAACAGGGCTTGGGCAAAGAGGGCGTGGAAGGTATCCGCCAGTTCACCGAGTCCGTCTCCCGACTGGGCTCTGTGCTGGACCTCACGGCAGAGGAAGCGGGCGCGTCCATCGGTAAGATTGCCTCCATCTTCAAAGTGAGCTTGCAAGACATCGAAGGCGTGTCGTCCGCCTTCAACCAGGTGTCGAACAACTCCACCGCAACCGGCGAGCAACTGCTGGACATCGTGAAGCGGATCGGTAACGCGGCAGGCTCGATCAGCCTGGAGCAATCCATCGGCCTTGCCGCTACTGGTATCGACCTTGGTCAGTCGCCAGAAGTCGTGGGCACCTCCTACGCCAAGATCTTCTCGGAAATGTTCAGCCAGGCTGACAAGTTCTCGAAGCTCCTGGGTATGACGGTGAAGGACTACGTGGCCGACCTGTCGAAGGACGGTATCGGGACCTACAAGAAGTACCTGGCAGCTTTGCGCAACCTCTCCGGGGACGAACAGCAGAAAGTCATCAAGACCATGTCGGGCGGTGGCCGTATCGGCGTGCTCGTCACCAAGAACGTACAGGACACCGAGAACGAGATCCTGGACAAGAACTTGCGAGATGCAGCCGAGGGTCGTGCGTCCGGCGTCTCTGCTATCCGGGAGCAGTTGACCGTTCTGAAAACCATGGATGCACAGATTGCAGAGCTGGGTAACAGCTTCCAGGCGCTGGGTATCAAGTCGGGCGAAGTCTTCGGCCCTAAACTGACTGGCTACATCGGCCAACTCAAGACGGCCCTGGCTGACCCTGCGATCATCCACTTTGCGCAAGGGGTTGGCACGGCGTTCCTGGACCTGTTCGACACCATCGCCGCTGGCGTGAAGTTCCTCGCTAACTTGAATGTGAACTGGGAAAACTTCGTCTCGGTGATCAAGGTCTTCCTGGGGATGAAGCTGGCCCAGGTAATCATGTCGTCCATGAGCGGCATCCCACTTCTGGGCGGTGCGTTGACCAAGCTTGGCCTGGACGCGGTGAAAGCGGGGGAGCAGCAGGTAGCAGGGTCGGCCAAGGCGAACACCGCCATCCAGAACCAGATCATCCGTATCAAGGAACTCCTTGCTGCGCGTACTGCCTACTCGGACGCTGTAGCCAAGCAGACTGCCGCAGAGATCGCCCAGTCGAAGGCCCTTGACGCCCAGCATAAGGCTGAGGCCGCGAACCTGGCTGCCGCCAACGCGCTGAAGCTGAACAAGGGAATCGCTCGTACGAATGTCGCGGCGGCGGGCGCCGGTATCACTGCGGCTAAGTCTGGGGTGGCCGGTGCTGAGGCAAGTGCCATTGCAGCGAACGCAGCAGCGCGCCAACGGTTGAATGACAAGATCGCAGCGGCCGAAGCACGGCACCAAGCACGCATGGCAGAGATCGTTGCCCAGGGTGAGGCTGCGCGGGCGGAGGCGAAGGCTGCTGGTAGCAAACTCGGGGTGGCTGCGGTCAATGCTGCTGAAGCTGAAATGTTGGCTGCGGAGAAGACCTACCAGACCAAGTCCCTGGCCTCACTGAACGCCTACCACACTAAGCGCATCGCTGCGGTGGCTGCTGCGGGTGCGGCGGAAGTGGCTGCAAGCAAAGGCGCACTCATGGCCTCGCTGACCCAGTTCGATACCGTGGCCAAAGGTACAGGCTTCGGCGTGCTGACCGTCAACGCGCAGAAAGCTGCGATTGCGCTTAACCAGGCCGACCGCGATGTGGTCAAGACCACCGCAGCCCTGGAAGCAGCGAAGAAGGTCACCACAGAGGCGGGAGCTGGCTATGCGCGGTTCGCTACTGCGGTGAAGCTGGTAGGCAATGCCTTCAGCTTGCTCATTGGCGTTGCGGCCAAGGCGTTCTTCTGGCTCACCATCATCTACACCGCGCTCGATGCGTTCGGCTTGCTCGACAACCTGTCCGGCACGTTGGCGAAAGTGACCGACTGGCTGGGGCTGACTTCGGAGGCACAGCGCAAGAACGCGGAGGCGGCTAAGCAGGCCACCGAGGAGCAGGACAAGTACAACAAGTCACTGGAAGAAAGCATCGAAGTGATGCAGAAGTTCATCGACAAACGTACCGGCCTGTTCTCTGCGGCATCTTTGGAAACGTTGAAGCTGAACTTGGGCGATGAGGATGCCAACACAGCAGCCGCTGCGCGCGACCAACTCAAAGAGATGGTTGCAGGCACTTACGCGGACCTGTCGAAAGCTAGCACTACGCAGAGCGCGTTGCCTGGACTGGCGAAAAACACCAAAGCCGAGTTGGACAAAACCCTGGCGGCTATCGAGCAGGGTAACGCCCGTATCGAGCAACTCCAGGAGCAGCAGGCCCGCAATGCTAACTCCCGGTTTGGTGGGGTGATGCAGGGCACGCAGATCACGCAGCAGCAGGCCGAGGTGAAGGAACTCGAAGCCCTGGCTGCCCGTCTGCGCGGTCAACTGGTAAACATCGGCCCTGATGCAGCAGCAGCCACGGACGGGGCGGTACAGACTACCAAGAAGAACCTGGAGACCTTGAAGTCCTATGTTACTGACGCGTTCTCCCCTCAGTCGGCCGAGGCCTTCACGAGGTTCGTGCCGCCGTACCTGGCTGCTATCGAAAACGTGAAGAAGGCGACAGAGGATGCACAGGTAGCTGCGCAGAACTTCACCAACTCGCGGGGGACGGCAGCAGAGAAAACGAACAAGGAGATTGCGGAAGCAGCCATCGTTACCTTGGACGCGGCCAACCGTGTAAAGGATCAGGTAGAGAAGAATCTGGACGAGTACCTCGAACACCTGAAATCGACTGGGGGCTTGAGTGCGGCCTTCGTAGGTTCACTGGACCGCCTGCCCGACTGGCTGCATTCGTCTGAGCCACAACTGCGCGGCATCCTGAAGATCCTCCAGGACATCGCAGGTGCGGGAGCGGCGGCTACCGAGGCCACCTTCCGTACTCCAGGCAAGAACCGTACAGGCGACTTCAGTGGGTTCACCGGCAAACTGGCGGGCGGCCCGGTTACGGCTGACGCAGGCACCGGCACTGCCCCAGGTAAAGGTGACACCGGGTCGGAAGCCCGCGCCTTGTCCAAGGCTCGCGTCGAGCTGATCCGGGCGGGTCTGCAAGCGGAGGCCAACCTCTCGAAGCAGCACATCACCGAGCAACAGGCTGCCCTGGAAGAAGCCAACAAGCTGCAACTGAAGTCCATCAAGGATTACTACGCTCAGCGGCTGTCCTTGAACCAGCAGAACAACGACATCGAGCAGAAGCTGAAGCGCGATGAAATTGCTGCCCTGGGTAAAGAGCAAGGCGAGGCGGACAAAGAGTCGTCGCGTGTTCGTATCCAGGCCCAGATCGTTAAGGCCAAGGGTGAACTCGATCTGCTGATTGAGCAGCGCCGTGCCCTGGTCGACACGAATAAAAGGGACGAGGACGCGGCTGTTCTTGAGTTCAGCGACAAGGTCACCAACCAGCGGAACGCTTTGGTCGACTTCTTCGGAGCCACGAGCGACACCGAGTCGTTCCAGTTGGCGCTGGACGCGGCTGCGGTTTCTTACCGTGACTTCGTGACCAAGCTGCGCACCGAGGCAGAGGGCCAACCGGAGTTGCTGAAGCTGGCGGACGCTGTAGAGCTGCAAGGCAAGTTCCAGGCTACAGAAGCTGCGCTGAACCACATCGGCCGCGAGGCTGCTCTGACTTCCGGCCAGTTCGACGTGCTGAACTCCCGCATCGACATGCTGCGCGATAACGGCACCATCACAGGTATCGAAGCCTCTGCGGCCTACGCGAGCATTCGCAGGCATATCATTGCCGTCAAGGAAGCGGAACTTGCGCGGGCGGAGGAGCAGCTCAAGCAGGCCTACGACATCAACAAGTCGCTGGAGGAGCAGAGCCTTCGGTACAAGGAGCTGGCGCTCCAGGTTGCCGAAGGTAGGGTGACCCTGGAAGGGCTGAAAACTCAAGGTGCAGATGTCGCCGTAGAGATCAACCAAAACCTGCACGACAGCTTCTCCGAAGCGCTTCAGGGGTTGGCTCAAGGTGAAGACGTGCAAGAAGCCCTCACCGACTTCGCCCTGAGCATCATCAACTCCCTGTCCAAGGCGGCGGCAGATGGGCTGGCGGATATGCTGATCAAAAACCTGGGCGGCATGACCGGTGGCCTGGGGGGTCTCTTCGCTGACCTCGCAGGAGCTAACGGACCAGGTGGCGGCGTTGGCGGCGTGGTTAAAGGGGCAGTAGGCGCAACTAAAGATCCAGACATCATTGAGCAAGGCTTGACCGCCGTAACGGGTGGCCTGTCCTCCCTGGGCACTACCTTGATGGGCGGCCTGTCCTCCGTTACTGGCGGGATCACCACCGCACTGGGGCAAGGCTGGCAGTTCCTTGTAAGCTTCATGGGTCCTATGTTTAGCGCGATTGTCGCGGCGATCACGGGCGGCCAAACAGCAGAAGCAGCGACGGGGCTGATCAGCGCGATAGGTGGTGCGGCGGCAGCGCACAACGGCGGTATCGCAGGGCACTTCACCATGACCAAGAGCGGCATCGGCGTGATGGCTACTCCAGTCGAGTACCACACGGGCGGTCTGGTAGGTATGGCTCCAGACGAAGTATCGGCGGTACTGAAGAAAGGCGAAGAGGTTATCACCGAGGAAGATCCGCGCCACCGTAACAACCTGGGCAAGGGTAACAAGGAGAAAGGCGACGCCGAGCGCAGCATCCGGGTTGTACCGGTGCTTGATCCATCGGCCATTCACGAGGCCATCTCCAGCTCCCAGGGAGAAGATGTTATCGTCGCGGTCATGAAGCGTAAGGCTGCCACCCTTCGGCAAATTCTGAAATAAGGAGAGCAACATGACTATCAAGCTATGGCCGTTCCGCCCAGACTGGGAAGGTGGAGTTCTGGAGAAGCTGGAGTGGCTGACGGATGTCATGGCGAGCACCAAAGGGGCGGAGCAACGCCGCCCCCAGCGGCTCACGCCACGCAAGACGTTGGAAGTGACCTTCCTGCCTCACGGTCGCGGGCGGTCTGTCTTCGACCTCTACGTCATGGAGAAGGGCAACGACGATTGGTACATCCCCCTCTGGTACGACGTGGGCGTGCTTCGTTCGCCCGCAGGGATGGACGCCGGGGAGATCATGACCGACGTAGCCTACCGCGAGTTCACGTTAAACGGCCTGGCGGTCATCCGCACGACTCCCTCCGATGACGACAACAGCACGACGTTCACTTACGAGATCGTGAAGGTTCTGGGGCGCACCTCTGCCAGTCTTCTGGTTCAGCGTGCGCAAGAGGGTACGACAGCGCGAGTCTGGGGAACCGGTTCGGAGATCTACCCACTCCGCAAAGCGCGGTTCCTCAACCAGCCGAAGGCAGAGGTCGTAGCAGCGTCGATCCATTCCACGCAGATGTCGTTCCTGATCACGGAGCCCAACGAGTGGCAAGGCATAAGCCAGACCTCCGGGTACGGCGCAGCGTATAGCCAGAGCTGGTCCATGAACGCTGACGTGTCTGCACTCACGCCGATGGCCAACCTGGGCCGGGTGGTAGCACCGGATCACCTGCCGTTGTTCGAAGGGTTCCGCGTACTCACCATCAAGCCGGACTATGCACAGGACCTTTCCATCGCATACGACCGCGTGCTGAGTGAGCTGGACAATGGCAACGGCATACCGAGGAGCAACGACAGCCTGGGCTTCGGTATCCCTACCCAGCGACACACCTGGTTCATCCATGGCCGCAAAGACGCTGCATACCTGCGCACGCTGTTGTACTGGCTGCGCGGCAAGGTGCGTCCGTTGTGGGTGCCTACGTTCAACGACGACGTGCAATTGATTGCACCGGCCGAGTCGGGTGCAACCTTCGTGGACATCCAGGACATTGGCTTCGTCGAGCTGGGCGGAGGTATCAGCCGTCAGGTACTGGCGATCAACCTCAATGACGACTCCTGGATCTTCCGCAGGATCGTCGGCTCTGCGGTCGGGGACGGATACGAGCGGCTCGAACTGGCGGAGGCACTGCCGCAGGCGCTGGATCCTCAGGACATCTACAAGATCAGCTTCATGGCGGTCAACCGGCTGGCTCAGGACACCGTAGAGATCAACCACGTCACCGACCTCGAAGGCCTGACCAAGTTGGTCACGACGTTCCGCGTCTCGCCAGATCTGCGGCAGTACCTGCCGTGGAGCGCCAAGATCCCAACCTCGCCGCAATCCTGCCCGAAGACTTGCGAAGGCATGCAGCGGGTGGACGAGTTCTACAACTTCGGCCTGCCCGACATGTCCTGGTCCATAGAAGACGCTACGGAATCGGCAAAGGCTGCCTACATGAAGTACAAGCTGGCGTACTCGCAGACCTACGTGTCGTGGTATGACACAGAGATCACGGACAACGAGATTTATGCTGACTTCGACGCGGACAACCGAGCCTACTGGCTGGCGAACGATGGACACATCTACAACAAGGCCGCTGACGAGCTGTACTACGACACGCGGATAGCCGACATGCTGGCGGACACCAGGGCTGAAGGGCAGTTGTGGATCGACAACAACATCCCGAGCAAGTCTGCCGAAGGGGCGGCCCAGAGCGATGCAGCCTTCCAGGACTTCTACGTCAAGCTCCGGGCGTTCCGCGAGTGGGAAACCTACACCTCGGACACCGAGCAGCTCCTGGCCTGCCACCCACGCCGCTGGCTGCCGATGGCCAAGCTGGAGACGGTGAACCCGACGTGCGAGGGCGGCATGCTGGGAACGTTCTGTACCCAGTCGATGTGGTCGGTAGAACAGGTCGTGACGTACCCGAACGAGGCGCGGGGAGCAGGCACCCTGTATGCAGCAGGAGTCATCGAACGCCTGATAGACGTTGACACGGGTACATGGCCAACCACGCTCGCGTCGGGCCAGGGCATCCTGTACCGATTCTCCGGGGCGCCGTTGACAACCCACAGCATGTATTACAACTGCGGGTGCATCCCTCTTCAGTTCCTGGAAGAGCACGTAGGCCTGAACCCACCTGGGCCAATCGACGAAGACCCGGCCTGGGTGCAGTGGTTCCACTACGCGCAGATGGCGCTGCTCACGCCCGCTGCTTGGCCGACCGATGTGCGGGTGCTAGTGTACGATGCTATGTCGAACGTACTCTTGCGC